AAGAAAAGGCATTAAGACCGAAGCTACCAGTAATCGTGATCTGACTACGGTTCTTCTCTAGGGCAATGTTAGCCAGCCTCTGAGCCTCGTTAGGAGTGTCAGTGAAAGGCAGTGCCAAGTCCATTGTACTTTCTAAGCCACCATCAGTAGTGACAAAGGCAGCCGCAGTGACCGTAGGGTAGTCAGTGAATTGGTAGTTGGTGGATGGCCCCCGGAAGGTTCCTCGTACAGCATTAAAGTTGTCTCGGCGAGAGTGTCGTGTTGCTACAGAGATAGGAGAGCGTAGGTCGTCCTCAGTTAGTGTCACAGTAGGTGCTACATACTTACCAGCCTTCATGCGCCACTTGCCCTGTGCATACCACAGGTATCCAGCACAAGAGGTCATAAGCTGTGCAATAACGTCTACAGGAGCCTGAGAGGTTGTCCAAGCACCGTTACAGGTGTACTTGTCTACATTAGCCTCAATCTTACCAGCAGTACCAGTGCCAGTTCCAGCTCCCGTGGCTGTAAACACAGTACCAACATTGTTGTCAGCCGCACCAATAGCAGTAAAGTCAGTGGTCCCTACCGTATGGATTTTGTAGTCAGTGCCAGACACAATGTCTACAGCGTCTGTCAGGAACGGGTAGATTGTTTCCTCACAGACATTAGCCGCAGTAGAAACAAGCGTGTCATCAATGTTAGCATCATCTTCGCCAAGGCCATAGACACTGTTAGTCAGGAAGTCTCGGACGATGAGTGCAGGGTTATTAGACCACTCCCAAGTAGTAGGGTCAGCTACATCATGACCAGCTTCTCTGGGGTCGTAGACTTTCTTGCCTTTGATAAGGGCAGTGACTTCTGGCAGTCCTTCGTTCCATACGTCATCAACATACTCAAACAAGATAGCCAAGTGAGCAATGCCAAGGAGCTTGTGGTCGGCTGTCCAGTCGTCACTAAAATGAGTAAAGGTCTGTCCACCAAGGCTTGCAGTGTGGTCGCCCAGTACCTCACGAATACTAAGATACCCATTAAAGGGATTATTGGCCCCTGTTAGCTGGCTACCTACATCTTCACCATTTTGATCGACAGCAAAGACGCCAGTGACTGCACCAGTGCTGCTGTTGATAGTCCCTACTCTGTAGCCACCACCAATGTAAATCTTCTCAAAAGACTCAATCTCATGTCCAGCGTAAGCAATAATGCGGCTAAGATATTTGTTATTGTCTGTGTTGGCTTCCCCATCATCTCCATGCGCATCATCAAATACTACAACACCACCAGTCTTAGTCTGCCCATAGATTACTTGGTGGTGTAGTGCTGCACCTCTACGATTGACGTTATAGCCACCGAACTTAGGCTCACCACCGTTCATAGCACTGGACAAGGCATCTGCTGTGGCTTGCTTGGCCATATAGCTACTGGCAAACCCACCAACAAAGCCTATGCCACCAAGAGCCAAGGCTGCCGGGATGTTGCCAGTCAGAAGGTGGGGTATGGCACCAGCAGCACCACCAATGAGACCTCCTACAAGGCTCTGACCCATATCAGTCTCCTATATATTTAGAGTAGATGCGCTCAACTAAGTTAAACTTTAGGAACTGCATCAGATTATCGAAAGGCTTATGAACCTTCGTATTAATAGCCAAGACTGAGACGCCATCTTCTTTGAGACACTTCTCTGCGAACTGGATCAACTTAATGCCAGTGCGACCTTTCCTGTAGTCGGGGTGTAGGAAAACGATGTCATTGGAAGCAAAGAGGTGGTCCTTGTAGTGGAGGTTCCGTTGAACAACTACAACAAAGTAACCCACCAACTTATCACCTTCTCTGGCTGTAAAAGCCTTGAGCATTCCCTTTTGCTCTAGGTCGTGGTAGGCATCCCAGTCTGGGTTTAGTTTAATCTTGTCTTTGTTAAGGGCTATGTCTTCCCAATGCTTTTGTATCAGTGGTCGGATGTCGTCCTTAACTGTAGCTAAGAACTCTTGTTGATACTTCATTCAGGGATAGCCCCCCATATGATCTTCTTGGTCTGTAGTCCTGCTACAAAATCTAAGCCCTTGTCCCCGGTGTGTGCCTCTTTCTGATAAGCAGAAGTGTAGCGAGTGCCAGCAGGACGCTCTAAGGCTACCAGCTTGTTCTCCACAGTCAGAGTGATAGTGCTGGTGTCTGGGCCTTCGTCAATGTTCATCTGGTCCATATAGCCAGAGAATATCTGGATGTAGTCGGTAGGGTCGTCCATCACACCAAAGTAAATCTTACACTCTCGCCCTTGGTATGGTGTAGCAAGAGCCTTAACGAACAAAGACCCACTGGCATTATCAATACCACTGAGGGAAATAGTAGCCCCCCTAGCGGAAATATCCCCGGTCTCTTCGATAGGCTCGATCTGTAAGAACTCCCCTGCACCAGCATAAGCCTTACTGTCAATGGTCCGAGTGCCGATACCATTCCAGAGATACACTTCGTTAGGGGAGTCAAACAGAAGATCAATAGCAAAGAACGGCTGAATAACATCAGCCGCCAATGCCGTAGTGATTGTCGAGTTTAGTGATCTGCTCATTTGAGGGCAGTCTTAGCCGTTACTCGACCGTAGACAGCCATTGCACCACCACCCAAGGTAATACCCTGCATGATAAGCTCTACAATCGTACCCTGAATCTCAGGGGTTAGCGGAATACCAGTGGTCGTCAAAGCTGAAGATAGGAGCATAACAACTACACCCCATACAGTCTTCGACATCCACCATTGTTTTTGGTCCATCATGGTAATTCTCCTTATAACCAAGTTCTGTGAGGGGTAGCAGGTTCTACACCAAAGTCAGTGTTGATAGCTTCAGCCTCTGCCCTCATGTAATCACCAAGTATCCGCAGGTTGACATGCCAGCCGGGAACTGGGGCTATCTCGGGGTACTCCATGCCTTCGTCGTCTGTCAGCATGACACCTGTGGCCTCGTGGATCACCCCGATGATGTCGATGGAGTGACCCTTGCTGTGCTTGACAAGGTAGGGGTCGCCGTCAGGTGTCTCGACGGTTTCCCCAGTCTCTTCGTCAACAGACGTGATGACGGGCTGGTGGTAGAAGGGCTGGAGTGCCGTAGCTGCTGCCGATTCGTCGGTGAAGGCGTAGTAGAAGTCATTCTTCTTAACGTACTCGGTCATTAGCTAGATGCCTCCTCGATGCCGGTTTCGCCGATGTCTTCGTCCCACTGGCGGAACTGCCTAATCGTGCCCATGTATTTGACGCCAAATTCGAGGCTTTCGTTCGAGAGATCCGCAAGAGTAACTTTGTCTGTCGGTGTTGCAGTAAACGAGTTGGCAGTGCCTTCATTGGCACCCTGTACGCCTGCGGTGCTATGCCGGGCAGACACGTTGTATGGCACGAGTACGCCGGGGGCAAAATCTTGGCCCCCCCCTAAAGAGCTTATCCGAACGCCACTGACCCCATTCTGAGCGCTTGAGCGCTGCTCGGCGATAGGCTGACCAGTTCTGGAAGCGGTCGTAGAGATACCGTGTAGAATGTAGTTGGTGAGACTCTGACTTATACTAAAGAATTGATGGTCTCCACTGTTGATGTTTGCTCCTGTGCCGTTGTCAGTATAAGTCATCCGACCTTCCATGGCGAAGGACATACCAGAGCTGTTCCACCCGAACTCCGCAGGTGGCACGTCGAGTGTCTGGGCGGCACGAGAGCCTTGAGTTGTTGCGTTCGACGGCATGTAACTGGACGGGGTGGAGCCAACTTCGAGTTGTGCGTTGCTTACAGTGCCAGAGACTGTCAGCGTTAGCGTGCCTGCCGTCGGTGTAAAGGTGAGGTTGACACGGTTGTTCTCACCCGTCCCCGTACCGACCAATGGCCCGTCAGTGGATACACCTGAAAGCGTCACCGTGCCTGTGCCGGTGAAACTCAGCGTGTGTGGCACAGCCGTCACTGTTGCGGACTGCGTTGAAAGTGTTGCGGTGCTAAGGAGTAGGTTCGTCCGAGCCTCACTCTCCAAGAGCAGCCCCTCGTTCACCCAAGCGGAAGTGGTCGTATCGTACACGTGATGACCCACCCGAGGCAGGTACTCAGCCGAGCCGTTGGTGGGGACGTAGGTTTCGAAGCCGGTTGCAGCACCGGGTACAGGAGCCATGCCGCCAAGGTCGGAGCGGTAGACGTGTGCGCCCCATACGGACACAACGTCGGCACTGTTTGACCGGTTAATGATACGAACCCGGCCCGTCGTTGGATTGTCGTTCGATATTGTTTCGAGCTGCCAACTGCCTGTAAACGTGATTTCGTTTTCTGCCGCACCGTTGGTGTCTAGCTCCAGTTCGATTGTTTCTCCCGCAGTACCCTTTAGCCAGATGGCAAAAGTACACTTGAAATTCCTAGCCGCTATGAAAACCTCAGAGAGACGACTGTTTGTGCCGACCGAGAACCCCGAATAAGTGGAGGCGGTGAACCCGCCTAATGGGTCTGTCGCCGTTGAGCTGTCTAGTGTAACACCAACGTTGCCAGACCACTGCTCGAAATCCTCGCTGTAATCCACGAAATTGTGCGGAGCCCAGACGATCTCGCCCGAGGAGTCGACCATCGTGCTGTTGCTGGTGGCCGCATAGGTAAGCTTGGGGCTGGACCCCAAAAACGCAGCATCATACGAGCTGGCGGTATCGGCTAGACGGTAGGAGTTCGACGCAAAGTCCAGATCAAGATAGGCATCAGGCAAAGGTGTAAGAGACGATGTAGCCATTAGCAACATCTGCATCATGGTCATTAGGAGATACCCCCACCCGAGACAACGAACTCATCTGCACCAGCAGAGTCTACAACACAAAGAATTGTGCATATACCGTACTGTGCCAGAGTAATGTTTCCTGTTGTGGCGGTGCCTGCTGTACGCAATGTCGCACCAGTACCCTGAGTAATAGTCTGGTCGGAGCCAGAGTTATTGTAGATACTTACTGCGTCACCTACTTCAAACACGTCAGTGTCTACGGTAACACCTCCTGTGGTGATTGAGATATGTTTACCAGAATCTGCTGCCACCAAGGTATGAGCACTGGTATGTGCAGAAGGCAGAATCTTAGTGAGAGCAAGGGTGCCGGAGTCAGATGGCAGAGTTGCAGTCACGTTTGTAGAGAAGTCTGCGTGAGCAGGGGCCTGAAGTGCAGCATAGTGTGCGTTAGCAGACTCGCAGTATAGCCTTACTTCCGACTGAGAGCCATCGTTCTTTAGGTCAATAACGCCAGTAGAGAGTTGGATACGGTCGTTGCCACCAAAGGCAATATCAATCTGATCATCTGTGGCAGCAGTAATAGTAGTATCTGCATCTGCGTCAAGGGTCAGAGCAGCACCATTAAGGTCTACTGCGGCTGTAACAGTACCAAAAGATACGTTGTCTGTTGTTCCCACAGCCTGACCGATAGCAACTTGACCGCTAGTGACACTAACACCAGTGCCACCTGTTACCAGAGCTTGTACATCTGCATCGGTTCTCTCAGTAAAGCTAAAGGCGCCTGTAGTGCTGTTGTAGCTCAAATCACCAGTGGCAGACAAGTGCGCTCTTACTTCAGTAGCCGAAGGCCCGGTATAGGTAAAGACGCCAGTGCCACTATCGTAGGAAAATGAGCCATCGCCGCCAGCATCAGTAGCACTCACTCGGCTACGAACTTCAGAGTTAAGATCGCTAGTAACAGCTTTATTGCTGCCGTTACCAATAAAGATGTCACCGTCATCAAGGTTAGGAGTG